GAAAGGTGGGATGTTTATAAAGACCAACCAATTCGTGATATTTCACAACTCTTCTTCACTCTTAGAAGAATTGTTAATTCCGATAAAACCCGGTGTGAAGCTCTAAGTGATATTTCTAAACAATTTTCAAAAATTATTATATTCTATAATTTTGATTATGAACTGGAAATATTACGACAATGGTGCACAGAAAACGATCTAATTTATGCCGAATGGAATGGTCATAAACACGAACCAATACCCAGAAGTACAAGATGGATTTATCTATGCCAATACACTGCCGCTTCTGATGCGTGGAATTGTACGGAAACGAATTGTATGGTCTTTTATTCGCAAACATATTCTTATAAAGCCTCAGTGCAAGCGGTCGGGCGAATCGATAGAATGAATACCCCTTTTAAGGAATTATATTATTTTCACCTTACTTCCGCAAGCCCTATTGATAAGGGGATTACGCTCGCGCTTAAGAATAAAAAGAATTTTAATGAAGGAAATTGGTTAAAAATTTTTGCCCGAGACCTCGCAGAAAAAACATATCCTATAATGAGAGGATAGGGTGTCTTGGTTCAAGCACGATAGACAAAGTGATAAACCGAACTCGAGTTGATAGGTTTATACACCCTTTCATATCCTTTCTTTTATTTTTTGCTCGAAAGGGGGAGATTTATATACCTAAAGAATCTGATTTTAAAGGAAAACTTTATAAGGAAATTCGAGAGCGTTTCCCAGGATCAGAAGTCGTAATCAATGATCCAAATTATATTCAGGGTTTTCCTGATGCTTCCGTGTATTTTCCAAATGGGCGTTATATGTTGCTTGAAGGCAAACGAAACCTTAAGGCCAAACGTCAACCAAATCAGGATTATTATGTTAACAAGTCTCCTCTTAGTAAAAACGCAATGTTTGTTAGCCCCGAGAATAAGGATGAGGTTATGCGGGAATTAGAAAGGAGATACAAAAGTGATATTTAATCAGCATAAAGATCTTCAGGGCCAACATGCATTTTTATCAGCGTCAAAATACGCATGGGTAAACTATGATTTGCAGCGATTAGACGATGTCTATTCCAATTGGAGGGCTGCACAAATCGGAACCGAAATACACGAAGTAGCGGCAAAGTTGATCAAACTTGGCATAAGATTACCAAGAAACAACAAGACATTGAACATGTATGTCAATGATTGTATCGGTTTTCGAATGACCCCAGAAGTCACATTATTTTATTCCATTAATGCTTTTGGAACGGCGGATGCCATTTCCTTTAGAAAAGGTCAGTTAAAAATCTTTGATTTGAAAACCGGTAAAACCCCTGCGTCAATTAAACAACTGGAAATCTACGCGGCACTATTTTGTCTTGAGTATAACCAGGATCCTCACAAGATCGATATAGAATTACGTATCTACCAATTGAATGAGGTTTTGGTACATCATCCCGACCCGGGGGATATTATTTATATTCAAGATAAGATTATTGATTTCGACCGAAGGATTACAGAACTCGATTCCTAGGAGGTATTGTCCATGTCATATTTAATACATTATGGTACACCACGGCATTCCGGGCGTTATCCTTGGGGTAGTGGGAAGAATCCTCAAAGATCTAAATCTCTTGCCCAAAGGGTTTCCGAGTTAAAAAAACAAGGAATATCTGAGCCTAAAATTGCAGAATCTCTAGGATTCAAGAATACAACCGCCTTACGCGCTCAATTACACATGGATAAAGAGGCCATGTATGGAGCGCAGATGTCAATGGCGGCAAGATTGAGAGCCAAGGGATATTCCGATTCCGCAATCGCTCGAAGAATGGGAGTTTCGCCAAATACCGTTAAAAATCTCCTTCTGCCTGAAACCCAGGAAAGGCATAAAATTACACGGGCGACAAAGGAGATGTTAAAAAAAGAGGCGGATAAAAAAGGTATGATTGATGTTGGCACCGGTTCCAATCTTCTTATTGGTGTTCCAAGGTCAAAAATGGATGTTTCTATTGCGGAGCTTGAAACTAAAGGATATGTGCTAACCGATATTCAGACACCGCAACTCGGGACAACTAACAAAACCACCGTTCGTGTTCTTATGTCTCCGGAAACTGTAGAAAAAGCTCGAAAAGAATACAAGGAAAAGTATCCTGAAAAGTGGGCGCNNCACTATCCTCTTCGTCGGCAGCGTCAGATGTGTATAAGAGACAGGGTCTATGCTTATACGCATTCCGATCAAATAAAGCTTATCACGGATTGGTCTTCTGATGGTGGTAGAACGTATCATACCCTGAATCCCCCCGTATCCATCGATTCCAAACGTATCAAGGTTCGTTTTGGCGATGAGACGCCTTCTGGATCTGATATGGATGGCGTTATACAGATTCGCCGTGGTGTCCCAGATATAGCATTGCCGCCCGATAAGCATTATGCACAAGTTAGAATCGCAGTAGACGGCACACATTATATGAAGGGCATGGCAGTGTATGCACCGGAGGGAACAATGCCTCCTGGAGTTGATATTATATACAACTCCAATAAACCATCGAGTGTCGGCAAACTCGGCGCGATGAAGAAGATGAATGAAAAAGTAGAGCTTGAGGATGGGGGCGAGATATACATCGACAAAGATGGTAAACAAAAAATCAATGAATTTGGTGCATCTATCCGTCAAATGACCTATATTGATCCCAAAGATGGTAAAGAGAAGCAATCGGCGTTAAATATTGTTGGGTTTGTCGGTAAGCAAGATTCAGGCGTTGAGGGTGGTTGGAAAACATGGAGTAAAACACTATCCAGTCAATTCTTGTCAAAACAATCGCCCGAGTTGGCTAAACAACAACTAAATCTTGCGTACCTTGACCAAAAAGATTTATTTGAACAATATATGTCAATAACTCAACCTGCAGTTAAACAACGTCTCTTGGATGCATTTGCAGATGACTGCGATTCAAAAGCCGTCCATTTGAAAGCCGCGGCATTACCCCGCCAGACTTCAAATGTTATCATCCCGATAAATTCTTTAAAGGATGACGAATGTTATTCACCGAACTACCGAGATGGTGAATAGTTAATCCTTATCAGATATCCTCACGCCGGGACATTTGAAATTCCAATTGTTACGAATAATATACGTAATAAAGAAGGAAGAGAAATTCTTGGCACCTCCCCTGATATGGATGCTATAGGTATAACGCCAAAGACCGCACAAATATTATCAGGTGCCGACTTCGATGGCGATACCGTAATCGCTATCCCGTATAATCCGAAGTTATTAAAAGTCACGACAAGTGATGAGAAGCCCCCTGAGTTAAAAGCCCTTGAGAATTTTGACCCAAAAACAGCTTTTCCAAAATATCCTGGTATGCCAGTCATGACCGCCAGACAAAAAGGCATAGAAATGGGTAAGATTTCCAATCTTATAACAGATATGACAATCAAAGGCGCCCCTCTCGATGAAATTGCGAGAGCGGTTAAACATTCAATGGTTGTAATTGATGCCGAAAAACATGAGCTTAATTATAAAGAATCGGAGCGGGTTCATGGAATTGCCGAATTAAAGGTAAGATATCAGGGTGGAACATTATCAAAACCTAGAGGGGCTTCGACCCTGATTAGTAGAGCTTCAGCAGAAGAAAGACCGTATAAAAGAAAAGCCCCCACCAAAGAACAAGCCGAGGCAATGGGGTTAACGGTGGTCCGAAAAAAGGACTATGGCGTTGATGTTAAGACGGGTAAAAAAGTGTGGGCGTACACGAATGAAGGGTATTATAATAAAAAGGGGAAATTTATTAAAAGGCGGATAACATCAACAAAAATGTATGAAGTCGATGATGCCCGTAAATTGTTAAGTAAGGACCCCACAACCATAGAATTAATATATGCCGACTACGCAAATGCGATGAAACGTCTTGGTGATCTTGCCCGTAAGGAAAGCGCCAATCTTAAAATGACACCATATTCGCCAAGTGCCAAAGCAACTTACTCTGCAGAAGTTGCTTCTCTTAAGAATAAGTTGAGTATAGCTCAATCTAATGCCCCATTGGAACGTCAAGTTCACCTCATAGGTAATAAACAATTGGAAACGCGGAGAAAAGCGAACCCTGATATGAGCGCCGAACAAATCAAGAAGCTTAAAGCGCAAATATTGGCGGAGACAAGAGCTAGAATCGGCTCTGCTAAGAAGCAAAAGAACATAGTAATTACACCAAGAGAATGGGAAGCAATTCAAGCCGGCGCCCTTTCGAACTCTCTAGTGTCCCAAATACTCAATAATACTAAACTTGAAGATGTTCTGTCTTACGCAATACCAAAAGATCGACCTGCAATTTCTGAAACGAAACTGGCAAGAGCACGAATCTATATGCAACAGGGTCGGACAATGGCGGAAATTGCTGATGCACTTGGGGTTTCGGTTTCCACTCTATCAAAAGCTTTGAAGGGAGATTAATTATGGCAAATATAATGTTAACGACTATTGACAATCCATTCAATCCCTTCACGCAATGGGATGAATGGAAACGATTCGATGAGGACCATGGTTATTTTACTTGTAACTATTTGGCCCGAATCGCCAAGGTGTCTGGGGATTTATCTGATATGGAGTATGAACAAGCTGTTGATGCAGCAATCGATGAAATTGTAAAGTTCAATATTTTAGGCGTTTACCGAAAGATAACGCCAGATGGTACCCCGGGGGGAGGGGGTTAACATACCCTCCCCACCTTTCATCGCCGCGCCCTGAAAAATTTCTCCGGGG